GTTTTTTCCAATTTAATTGGTTTTTTTGCATGGATGAACCATGCGATGGCTATTGAATCAGAATGTCAAAACCTGACCAAAACAATAGTAACCAAGTAAGGTGCTTGGTATCCATCATGTTCACTACATACAGTGCTTCATAGTTTAGCACACTATGCTGTATGCCTTGCTCTTTGTGTTGTGTAACTCGACCACACGAAGTAAATTGAGTTCAAAAACGAAAAATTGTGAAAGCCCAGAGGAACGGGAAGAGGAATAAGAATAGTTCAAATATGCAAGGAATTGAGTCAGCCGCAAAGTCATTTACTGATGCGATCAAACTCATGAATCACCCCATCACAACGCCAGTTACTAGCGAGATGAGGAAGAAAGAAGTTAAAGTCAAAAAGATGGCTTCAAGAAAGGACGTTGATGTAAACCAAACACTGTTTCTTCAACCTGACACTGCGCAGTTCTGCGCAACTTATCTTGATCCATTTAGAACCAAACCAGCTTCTTTACCAGTTACCCCTTTGTTATCACACCAGTCTATACGTACCTATGTATCTGGCAAAGGAATCACTAATGCCCAAGGAAATGCTTGGGTCAATGTTATTCCTGGTAACATGGCGGTTAATGATGGAGATGTTCCATCAGTTACCTATACAACTGGTTCCGGCGCTTCAGATGCTATGGCGTTCGGATTATCCGTGGGAGGTGCAACTGCAGCCTCCTCAAATTCTCCATACAGTGCGGCAGATTTTGCTTATGAGCCGCAACCACAACTCATGATGAGAATCGTCGCCCTTGGTATCCGTGTTAGATACTTGGGCACCTACTTCAATGCCGGTGGTACATGTTACACCGTTGAAGTGGAAGCTAAAACCCCCATTTCCAGCGTAACGGGCTGGAATATCACCAACATCAAACAGCAACCTGGTTGGAAAGAATACACTTTTAGAGATGCGTCATGGCACTCTGTTATTCGAACGATCCAATCGGAAGCTGATTTTCAATATCAGGTGAACGACTCTGAAGTTGGCTGGATTTACGCCAACGTTGGGGCTGCAGGATCATCTTTGACCACGCAGGACTCCACAAATAACATTGCAATCTATATGGCATCTGGAGTTGCAGCCCAGCCATATGAGTTCGAGGTTTCTGCCCATTTTGAAATTGTGGGGCAAAACCTTCCTGAACGGAAAGTTGTGAAGAACGATAGACACATCGTTGAAAATTTAGCTAGTGTCACAAAAGCCAAGAGGTTTATGAATACAACTACTCTTGATCACGCAGTGGGCAAGAATCCCACTGGACCTGGGGGCTTTGTTAGCTTTCTGAAAGAAGCCGGTAAATCTTTATTGCCGATGATACCAGAAATCATAGGTGCTTTCCTATGATTACAATGCCTGTTCGTTAATATCGCATCTGGTAATGCGAGACCATGCTAGTAGGTAAGCCATTTGGAATCCTACAGCCTTCAATTGAAGGACTTGGTAAATGCGAACAAAATTCCTACCAGGGATAAGCTGTGAACAGCGTGCTATTCGTAGCAGACATGGAAAAACAACCATTTTTAAATCGAGACGTTCACCCTAGCGGTGTTGGTCGTAGCCTGAAGTCAGAGATTCCCTCTGATGGATGCTCCATTGTAAGTATGGAGAACGGTGAAGGTCAACAAATAGCTGTGAATGCAGGCGTAGCTTGCAACAACGCCACCTTGAAGAAGGGAAAGTCTTGCGGACCTAGTAACCCACCGGTGAACGGACGTGATGACAAGCATTCTATCCACGGCCGAAAGGCTCAAAAAAGAATCAGACGTAATTCTGATTATGAGAAACAAAAAAAACAAAAACAACAAATTGTGCAACCAGAATATGAAAAATGGGATATGAACAAGAATCCCATCATATTGTGCCGAGATTACTACGGAAAGTCCTATGTCAACGTGCTTGTTAGAATGGACCAATCGAAGGCCGTACAGTTTAGTCTGAAACCAGGAACTACGGCAACGTTCATAAAGAGGAAACTCTTTCAACACTTGGGTTTGCCAAAATCCAAATATTGGCTGCACAATATAGCCAACTGTAGAATTGTTGATGACAACTACAGATTCACTGAACCTTACTATGCTCTGAAAATGAATGTTAGAGGTGTTGGTGGTGGTGGAGTAAAGGATCGTATGGTGCGCTTTATGTGGAGAATTCATAATGGTGATGTCCATGCAGAACGGAGATTGCTTGGTATTGCCAAACAACATGCAGAAGAATTTCAACAAGCATCTGCTCAGTTTCAAGTTGAGTTGGGTGACTTAGAGAAAGCCAATTCAAGATATGATACTTCTCATGTTGAGAGAAAATCCGACAAGCCAAAACGAAAGGAGAGGATAAAGTTGTTTGCAAAAAAACAAGCTGAGTTGTTCAAGACTCAGTCAGTGCCTACACCACAGTGCCAAACCCCAAAAGTCAGCTCAGAAGGAACTGAAACCAGCAATCCTAATTTGTCCTCAGTAGATAATGAACCTTCGACCGAAGAGGATAAGTTCGAAGAAGTTGAATTTGCTTATGAGGAACCAGTCAGTGAAGCTAGATTTCTATTGTTGGGGGAGGAAGAAAAGAGGCTTGGAAATGTGCCACGGTTCGCAGCAAATTTCATCAACAAACGTATTGCAGCTCCAATGTCAAATGTTAATTTGGCGAACACCCTATTTGCTTTATGGGGTAGTGACGACATGTCGGAATATGTAAAAGGAAAGTTACCAAATGAAGTTGCTGATCTCAAACTCAATTGCATAGCTTATTATAAAGCGTGCCAAGTTGAATCAAAAACAACAGCTTTGTATTTGGGGATGCGAAAAACTGTGTCACACAAAAAACAAAATCAGGACAATTTGAAGAATGAGGTTTCATTGGGAATGAACATATCGAATTTGCTGACTCTTGGATCATCCATGCTAAAGAAAACGCTGCGAACGGTCTCAAATGTTGCTCTTAATTTCATTGAGACCAAGGTTGTGCCAAAAACAGAAAAATTGAAAAGTGCTTTAATCATCAAATACAACAAGGTTGTGCATCAAAACGAGGAAGGCATGTACGTCACTGAGACATTTGAGAAGCCACATCAGACTACCATTTTTGTAATAAGGAGTAATGACCCTGAAATTTACGAGGAATCAGATTCTGAGGAGCAGAATGACTTAAATGCTTCCGATGACGTGTTGGTGCTTCAAGATAGATCCAACATGTCCATTATACAAGGTCACCCTATAGCTAGTGCTATTTTGGAAGAAGTCATAAAGTGTGTGCCTGGTGCTTGGAGAATAATCGGAAGGCTGGACGACCATGTCAACAAAACGACCACAAAGTATAAATGGCACAAAAGATCAATGAGATATGGTTTCTTTCAACGCCTGATGTATCACATATCTTGGAATATGCAATCTCAAACTAGATGTGCTGATTTGTATCAACAAAATGCCAATTTGATGGAAAATATTGAAGAACCAATTGAACCAGATGTTACTCATTTGCCGCATGGATTTAGTTTACCTGCAGTTGAATATTCCCATATCGATGCCAATGTTGGATATCCCTTTGACTCAGTTTTAACTGTAAATAAAGAATGTAGTCAAAAAGCTCCAAATAGGTGGTATCCATTGCTATTTCCAGTCACCAATTTGGTCACATATTCTCCAAACTTTGCAAATTTGTCTGCAGCAGTTGTGTGCAGATTACTGATTCCAAAAGCTCAACTCGCTCAACCAGGGATATGGCAAACTTATTACTTTCGTGAAAAATGGGCCGTCCAAATCGACTTTAAGCCTGATCATAAGGTTTGGTTTGAGACATTAGAACCAAGACAAAAGACCAAGGTTTTGTCTAGAATACAATCTCAATGGAAAGGAGACAAAATTGATATCAGAACCAAGATATTTGCTAAAAGTGAAGAATTCATCAAGAAGAAATATCCACGTTTGATATATAATGTGGATCCATTTTGGTTGTTAGAGCTTGGTGATTTTGCAATGCAATTGAGTAAAGAGATTTCTCAAAAATTGTTTCCATGTGAACCAACTCATACCATTTCAAATAAAATGTGCTTCTTTTATTGCTCTTCGTTTTCAGCTAAAGAAATGAATCAATTTTACAATGCTGCTAAACAATCAAACTGTGGATATTATTCTTTGAATTTAGGAGATGACACATTGGTTGTGGATGCGTTCAAGCAAGATAATGATTTTGAGGTTGATTTTTCTAATTTTGATTCAACTCAAAGATGGGATGGGGCGCTTGATTTCTTTCCCATGCTTCTCGAAGATTGGGGTTTCAGCAAACAGGTTGATAAGTACTATAAAATGTTTGAGACTCCTATAGAATGGAAACATCAGTCAACAAAGCAAGACCTTGAATTGCCTGAAATACCTAGGAGTCAAATGTCAGGGCAACCATTTACTTCAGTTGCCAACACTTGCTGTGCAATTTATGCCACTATGGCCCATGTTCAGTATGGGGCCTCTTATGAATCATTGGGATTGGTGGCTAAACAAAAATTTTCTAAATATGGGTGCTTTTTACAAGGTGTGTTCTTGTGGTCCAAATCCAATGCCAAGTTTGCTTGGACCCGATTGCCTAGATTTTTGTTGAAACTGAAAGTGTTCACGGAACCAGCCACCATGTATTCTTCATTGGAGGTTGGCGAGGCTGAACAACAAGCTCTATTTTCCCAATGGTTGGGTTATGGGATAGGACTAGAAAATAATTGGTTCTATCTGAGGCTTGGAAAATTGGTTAGGAAACTGACCCCGCTTGCAACGAAGGAAAGGGCGAAAACAAAACTGTATTATCAGGTGAGCTCAGATGAGCTCTGTTGGATTGAAGATGAGCAGTTTGACGAATTCATGATGTCGAGGTACTCAATTTCAAGACTGGACATGGAAGAGTTCGTTCAATTTCTTGAAGGCAACATCAAAGCAATACCTGTGATGTACCTTCACAGTTTACCTTTGGTTATTCAAAAGGTGGACTGTTAAATGTTACAAAATTTATTTTGGGGTTAAATGTGCTGCGCC